TTTACTGGTGGTACTAACGCATTTACCATTCAAGTAGATCCAACTAATACCTATAGTTCAGATGGCTCTGACCACAACATAGCAGTTACAGGAAGCAGCAATACTTTTACTTTAAATCAAGGTACTACAGCATTAGCAGCTTCGCTTAATTTAGATTGGATTATTCAAGGTTCTAATAACACAGTTACATCAAATATTAACATTGATGGAGCAACCAACTATATGGATATAGATGGTTCTGATAACGCAGTTACTTATACTGGTACTGGTGTTAATGCTTCAGCAGGTGGATATTTTTGGTTAGATCATACTGGTGGTTCAAGAAACTTTAATATTCAACAACTGAGTACCCAAGACAATGACTGGCTTAAAATCATATCCGTTTCTGGCACTTCTGCTTCTACTGTTTGTGTCATTCAAAACGACCAAGGTACAAGCCTCGGTTGCTGATATTGGTGATGTATCTGAGCTAAATGGTTCAGCACAAATTGTAAGAGATAAACCATACGAAGCTAATTTAAAGTTTGCTATACAAAGCAACGATGAGGCTATAACCAAAGATGGCCGCATGGCTATTACTTTTCTTGATGATTCTGTTGTAAAACTAACAGAACATTCACAGCTTCTAATAGACGAATATATCTATGACCCTGACCCATCTAAATCAAAAATGGCTATTACCTTTGGTCTTGGCACCGCTAGATTTATTACAGGCAATCTAAATCGTATAGACAAACAAAACATACAGCTAAAAACACCTACGGCTAATATAGCAATAAGAGGCACTGATTTTACAGCTACAGTAGATGAGTTGGGCAGAAGCTTGATTATACTGCTACCAGATGCATTGGGGTTATCTAGTGGAGAGATAGAAGTAGTGACTGCTATGGGAAGTGTCATACTGAATAAACCTTACGAAGCAACAACAGTAAGCGTATTTGAATCAACTCCGTCAAAGCCTGTAATATTGGATTTAACGCTTGATGTTATAGACAACATGCTAATTGTGACACCACCAAAAGAAGAAATTGTTGCAGAAGAAGAAACCACAACCACCAAAACCGATAGCGTACTTGATTTTAACGACTTAGATATTGACTATCTTGCAGAAGATTTTTTTGCAGAAGATGAATTAGAATTTACTGAATTAGATATTAATTATCTTGATGTAAATTATTTAGAAGATTTATTAAATGTTTTAGATGCGTTAGCCATAGAAGAAGAAGAAGATGTATTAGCACAAGCTACTAGCACACAAATATCTGGCACCATGTTGGGTAAAGACCCGGACACACAAATAACCACTTTAATTACAGGTGGTGTTATCAGCTTGCGTAGACAGGTTAATGAAAGTGTAAGGTTGGATTTGAACGGTAGTGATGCTTATACAGTTATTTTAATCCAAGACGGTGTATCTAATATTGTAAAAATAAACGGTGGCAGCGATAGTGTTATTACAATTACTCAAAGCGATTAAGTGCAAAAAAGTGTCGACTTCTATTCTATGATGAGTATAATGAGGTAAAGGAGTCGTTATGAAAGTTTTAAGTTTATTTGATGGTATGAGTTGTGGTCGTATTGCATTAGACCGATTAGGCATACCTGTAGAAAAGTATTATGCAAGTGAGATAGACAAATATGCTATTCAAGTAAGCCAAGCAAATTATCCTGATATCATTCAGGTCGGTGATATTTGCGACTTAGACCCTAAAGACTATATGGATGTAGACCTTATGCTTGCAGGCAGTCCATGTCAGGGATTTAGTTTTGCAGGCAAACAACTTGCTTTTGATGACCCTAGGAGTGCTTTGTTTTTTGAGTTCATACGTTTGCTAAAAGAAATAAAACCAAAGTATTTCTTGCTTGAAAACGTAAGAATGAAAAAAGAGTTCTTGCAAGTGATATCAGAACAAGTGTCTGACTGCTATCCTGAGATACCTTTTGGTATTGAACCCATTTTTATAAACAGTTCGCTTCTTTCAGCTCAATCAAGACAAAGATATTATTGGACTAACATACCAAACATACAACAACCTGAAGACAAAGGTATAGTTTTACGAGACATACTAGAAACAGAAGTTGATGACAATTTAGATAAAATGACAAGCAAAGAAGGTAAAGCACATTGCTTAACTGCAAGTTATACAGGTGCTGTGCCATGGAACAGTATAGAAAAAAGGCAAAGGACTATGGTTCCTGTCAACAAACCAATTAAGGTTGGCATGAACGTAGAGCAGGTAAAGGTGAGAAAACACGAAGTTCATGTTGAAAGCCTTAAATGGCTTTTGCGAACCATGAAAATCAACAGTGGCAAAACTAACAAACAAATAGCTGAAGAAACCAACGTGCCTGTTACCAAGGTTGAGCATTGGTTTAGAAACGACAACAGTTTTGCTATACCAAGTGATGATATTTGGTTCAAGCTAAAAGAAGTTTTAGGTCTGAACACAGATATATTTGATGCACAGATTATGGAGTTTGAGTATCGTGACGGTGTGTATGAAAGCAAACAAAGAGTATATAGTGAAGAAGGTAAGTCACCTACGCTGACAGCATCTAATAAAGACCAATACATAGAAACCAAGCCTAAGCAAGTAGGCGTAGCAGTAGATGTTAATGGATATGATTGTCTTAAACGAGTTTATAGTCCAGAGGGTAAATCGCCTACAGTAACGACCTGTCAAGGTGGTAATACAGAGCCTAAAGTAGTAACTGGCGGTGCTTTTCGTGGCAGAGCTTATAATAAAGACGGCAAACGCATGGATAGAGACGGTAGTTCTGTAGCCAATAAAACTAAACAAATGCTTGAGCTACGAAAAGACAACAAATCAAACGCTATAACTACTGTTGGTAAAGATAGTGTTGTTGCAAGCGAAGACCTCACATGGCGAAAGCTCACCCCATTAGAATGTGAACGACTACAGACAGTTCCAGATAATTACACTAATCATGTGTCCAATACACAAAGATATAAAATGCTAGGCAATGGTTGGACGGTAGATGTTATATGCCATATATTTAAAAACATGGAATGAAGAAGTTAATATTACCAATACTGATAACACTAGCCCTACCGCTAGTGTTTCAGTCAATACCTACAGAAATATTAAAACTTAAAACATTTGATGCTTTGGTCAAAGAACAAAAACCAAGCGGTAATTTTGTCATTTTAAACATATCAGAAGAAGACGTAAGAAAGCGTGGTGGTTTTCCTTTTCCTAGAAGAGATTTAGCACAAATACAAATAGACCTAATTAATGAAGGTGCTATAGGTATTGGGTGGGCATTATCATTTTCAGAAGCTGATAGGTTTGGTGGCGATGATGCTTTTGCACAAACACTTGGTTATTTACCAAGCGTACTAGCAATGTTTGAAACACCTAACGGTCAATATCCAAAAACAGTTGGCACCGTAATAAAAGGCGATGAGGTTGGTGGTATACCAACAGCAGGCGTAGTTGAAAACATAGATGTTTTAAAACAACAAAGCTTTCAAGGTATTGCTACAGCACCTGTTGATGTAGATAACCTAGTAAGACGCATACCTTTGTTGATGAAAACACCTGACGGTTGGACACCTAGCTTTGGCACAGAAATACTTAAAGCACTTACAGGCACTAGGTCGTACATAATCACCACCAATGCAAACGGCATACAGGAGATTGCAGTAAGACATTTACCACCTGTAAAAACAGATAACTTTGGTCGTAAATGGATTAGTTGGGTCAATACACCCACAACAACATTAGACGAAATGAACGTAGCAGGTAAGTTTGTAATTATTGGTGTTACTGCAAACGGTGTAATGCCACAAGTAGCTACGCCTGTAGGCTTATTAGAGCCACATAAGATACAAGCTGCGTTAGCAGAATCAATACTGATACAAGACTCTCCTATGATACCTGAGTGGTCTATAGCTGCTGAAATGCTCATTTTTGTCACATCAGTAACTCTTATATGGCTTGTAATTGCATATTTTGGTATAACCCTAGGAGTTGCATTAGCATTAGCAATAATGCTTTCTACGGCTTTAGGTGGCTATTACGCAATACAAGCAGGTGTATTGATAGATGTAACTTGGTCTTTAATATCACAATTTATCACCGGGTCTATAGGTTTTTACCTTAGATTTAGAGAACAATATAAATTAAGACAACAAATCAAAAAACAGTTTGAGCATTACCTTGACCCAAGACAAGTCAAGCAATTACAAAAAAATCCAGAGTTATTAAAGCTTGGCGGAGAAAAAAGAAGATGCACTTTTATGTTTACAGACTTGCGTGGCTTCACAGCCTTGAGTGAGTCCGTAGAGCCTGAAAAAGTAACCTATATTATGAATAGAGTATTAACAGCTCAAGTTGATGCAGTGCAAAAATACAACGGTTGCATTGACAAATTCATCGGTGACGCAGGTATGTACATCTGGAACGCACCTTTAGATGTTAAACATCACGAACAAATAGCTTATGAATGTGCATTAGAAATTATTGAAAATGTAAAAAAAGTAAGCGATGAATTGGTTGCAGAAGGCTTGCCACCTGTAGCAATAGGCCTAGGTTTAAATACCGGAGATGCAATAGTTGGTAACATGGGTAGTGATACACGATTTGATTATTCTGCTATAGGCGATGCTGTAAATACAGCTGCAAGACTAGAATCGGCTACAAAAGAAAGAAATGTAGATATTTTAATAGGCGAAGAAACAGAAAAGTTTTGTGGTTACAAATTAAAAGTGTTAGAATCTATCAAGGTTAAAGGAAAAGCAAAACCATTAAAAATTTATACAAAGCATTTATAAAATATATGGCAACAACAAAAGAAGCAATTAGTAAACTAGAAGCACACGAAAGAGAGTGTGCGATTAGATATGAAAACATAGAAAAAAGACTTGAAGATGGCTCAAAGCGTTTTGATAAGCTTGAAAACATGATATGGGCTGTATATCCGTTTATCTTACTTTCTGTGGTTTTATCTAGGTTTGTGTAGTGGAAAAAACACTTGCATTGCTGAAACAAGCAATCGAAGTAGTAAGCAATTATTTATTTCCCAAATATAAAATCACAGTTTCATTTAATAAAGAATATGGCGACTCTGATGACAAGGTTTACATATCAAAAAAGATTGTGACAAAAAAAGAAAAACATCTTAAATTTAAAGATGAAGATGACAGAATTGTAGAATACAGAAGTGCATCTGGTCTTAATTACATTATAGAGGATGTCTGATGCAACAATTCTTATTTGCAATAATACTTACTCTTTGTTTTACCACTTACTATTTGTACAATCAAAATAAAGTTCTTACAGCAAACAATCTTGCTTTAGAAAATGCAATTGCAACACAAGAAGAAACAATAAAATCACTACAAAATGATTTTGAACTACAAACCACACAATTAAATGCATTATCTCTAAAAAGCCAAGCGGCACAAAGAGAATTGAACAGGTACGTTTCTTTTATTCAAAATTATGAACTGTCTGCAAAAATACTAGCAGACCCGGTTGAAATGGAAAGGAAAATTAATAATGGCACAAAACACATTATGGAAGACATCGAAAAGCTTAGCGTTGTTGTTGACAGTCTTGATGATGGCGAGCAGCTGCAGCCTGCTTCCAACTAAGAAAATAGAAGTTAGTGCTAAGCCAATAGAAAGAAAAATAGCACACCCTGTCATGCCAAGAGAAATAGACTTGCGTGAACCTATGTGGATTGTGGTTACACCATCTAATTACGAAGAACAGCTTGCTAGAATAGAAAAACAAGAAGGAGAATTAGTATTT